TATGAACCTGAATTTAGACCAAAAAGAGTTTACAATTATAAAGGTAAAACATATTATTTAAGGAAAAAACGAAAAAGAAAATGATCGGTGAATATACTGTTAAAATAGGTGATAAACTTTTTGATTATACAAATGCAAATGACATTCCTAAAAAGTTTGATCATTTGATTAAGTTTGTACCAAAAGAACCACCTGAACCACACACTCAGAAAGATCACGATTACATTAACACTTTTCCTAAAAAGTTTAAAGAAGTATTTAAGAGGGAACAAAAATAATGCCAGCGGTTACTAGAATAGGCGATGCTGATGTCACTCATTGTAGTGGTATGACAAGAGCACAAGGATCAACAAATGTATTTGTCAATGGTATAGGTGTTTCGAGAGAAGGTGATAATAATACGACTCATCTTCTGCCACCTAATATACCACCTTGTCCTGCCCATGCAGCTGGTATCGCTTCAGGATCATCAACTGTAAAAGTTAATGGTAAAGGATGTGGTAGAGTTGGTGATAGTATATCAGGTTGTACTTCTGTGGCTGCAGGATCGAGTAATGTTTTTGCAGGTTAGTAATTATAATATAAATAGTATTAGGAGAGATTAAATGGCAAGTTATGACGCTGGTACACTAACAAATCAAAGTAAAAGAAGTGCGAGAATCTACAAAGATTTAAATTTAGATTTTCAACAAAATTCTGCTACCAAAGATATTCAAAAAATTACAGACGTTGAGGCTGTAAAAAGAAGTGTGCGAAATCTTATTAATACTAATCATTATGAAAAACCTTTTAGACCTGAAGTCGGATCAAATTTAAGAGCAATGTTATTTGAGTTAATTAGTCCTCAAATGAATCATGCGATTAGTAAAGAAATTGATTTGTTAATTAGAAATTATGAACCAAGATGTAGATTAGTTGAAGTTGATTCTCAACCATCGATAGAAAGAAATGCCTATGAGGTAACAATATCTTTTTATGTGGTCAATCATCCTGAACCAGTAACCGTAGAAACATTTTTAGAAAGATTAAGATAATATGGCAACTAAATTAGAAATATCACAATTAGACTTTGACGGAATCAAAGATAATCTTAAAACATTTTTATCACAACAAGACGAGTTTACAGATTATGATTTTGAAGGTTCTGGAATGAATGTTCTATTGGATGTTCTTGCCTATAACACACACTATCTTGGATACAATGCTAATATGTTAGCAAATGAAATGTATCTTGATAGTGCCGATCAAAGATCAAGTGTTGTGTCTTTAGCAAAACAAGTTGGTTACACACCAAAGAGTTCAGTATCTTCACAGGCAACTATTGATGTTCTAGTTAATAATGGATCAGGTGCTACTATTACAATGTCAAGGGGAACAAAATTTACAACTACTGTTGATGGCACAAATTATTCTTTTGTAAATAATGCTGACGTAAGTATTACACCTGTTGATGGTGTTTACAAATTTTCTAATCTAGATATTTTCGAGGGCACATATTTAAATTACAAATATACAGCAAACACTTCTGATACAGATCAAAGATTTATTATACCAAATGACAATGTTGACACAACAACACTTACTGTTAAAGTTCAAAATTCTTCAAGTGATTCTACAACAAACACATACACATTAGCTTCTGGTATCACGGCACTAGATTCTACATCACAAGTTTATTTTTTACAAGAAGTTGAGAATGGTAGATTTGAAGTTTACTTTGGTGATAATGTTCTAGGAAAAGCAATCGCTGATGGTAATATTGTAATACTAGATTACATAACTTGTAATCTTGATGAACCAAATGGCGCCACTACTTTTACATTATCAGGAACAGTTGGTGGTTTTTCAAATGTGACAATCACAACTGTTGGTAATGCTGCTAATGGTAGTGCTGCTGAAACAATCAAGTCAATTAAATATAATGCACCAAGAGATTATACATCACAAGATAGGGCAGTCACAGCAGAGGACTATAAAGTTCTTGTAAAAAGTTTATATGCTAATGCTCAATCAGTTCAAGTTTATGGTGGAGAAGACGCCGCCACTCCTGACTATGGTAAAGTTTATATTTCTATCAAGGCAAAATCAGGTTCTAATTTAACTGAGGTTACAAAAGCAAGTCTAGTTAAAAGTTTAAAATCTTTTGCTGTCGCTTCGGTAACACCTGTTGTTATTGATCCTGAAACTACTTTCATAACTTTGACTACAACTTTTAAATATGATTCTAGTCTAACAACTAAAGATACATCAACACTTGAAACAAACGTAATAAATGCTGTTTCAGGATACAATACAAATACATTAGAAAATTTCACAGGTATGTTTAGATATTCAGAAGTACTAAAAACAATAGATGACGCTGATACATCAATATTATCAAATATAACTAAAGTTAAAATGTACAAATACATCACACCAACTTTAGCTTCGGCATTAAAATACACTCTATCATTTAATAACGCATTTTACAATCCACACAGCGAACACAATAAATCAGCGGGCGGTGTAGTTTCTTCAACAGGATTTAAGATCAATGATGACAGTTCAACTAATGAACATTTCCTAGATGATGATGGTGCTGGTAATGTTAGAGTTTATTATTTAAGTGGTACAACTAGAATATACACAAGTTCAACTTATGGTACAATTAACTATACAACAGGAGAAATAATTTTAACTTCTGCTCACATAACAAGTATTTCAAATGTTGATGGTGCAGCTAGCACTCAAATAAGAGTAACCGTACAACCAGATTCAAATGATGTCGTGCCTGTAAGAAATCAAGTATTGTCTATCGATACTGCCAACTCAACTTTCACAGCATCGGTAGATGAAATAGAAAGTGGTAGTTCACAAGCAGGAACAGGTTATACAACTACCAGCAGTTATTAGGTGGTAAGTAATGGCAGATAAAAAAAAAACAAATAAAAAAAAAATATCCACACTCATTAAACAACAAGTTCCTGAATTTGTTTTAAGCGATCATCCTAAATTTACAGAATTTCTTACTTCATATTTCCTATTCATGGAATCTGCTGAATTGAATCTAGATCAATTCACAGGCATAGATAATATACTTTTAGAAACAATAGGTGTATCAGACAGTTTTGTATTATTAAATCAAACAAACAGATATGGTCTAGACGCAGGTAACAAAGTCGTTGACGAACAAAATACTTTTGGTGGTTCTTTTCAAAAAGGTGAAACAATTACAGGTTCAACATCTGGTGCCACATCAACTGTATTGGCAGAGGACACGATAGCAAATGATAGATTATTCATTTCAGCAAACAATGGTTGGATAACAGGAGAAACGGTTACAGGTTCCTCTTCAGGTGCGACTGCCAAAGTTGCCAAGTATCGTGCAAATCCAGTAGAGAACATTCAACAGTTATTAAACTATTCTGATCCAGATCATACGATAAGTGATTTCTTAAATCAGATGAAAGAGGAATTTCTTAATACAATTCCTACAGATACAGATGACGCCGTAAGTACAAGAAAACTAATTAAAAATATTAAATCTCTATACAGAGCAAAAGGTACTGCAAAGGCACATAAGGCTTTCTTTAGAATATTATTTAACGAGCCATCAGAAATTTACACACCGACAGATGATATGTTAAGGGTGTCAGATGGTTCTTGGAATATTCAAACATTTATTCGTTGCACACAAACAGCGCTACAATCTGTCAATGATCCTATCTTCTTAACAGGTCAAACAATTACACAGGCAAATGATCCTTCATCAACAACAGTAAACGAGGCAACTGCAATTGTAGAAAACGTATTGAAATTTACAGAAGGCAGCACACAAATAATTGAGATAGTTCTTAATCAAGAAACAATAACAGGCACTTTCGTAAACGGTGCGACTGTGACAGGAATAAAAAATGATGATGAAGATGTCACTATCGGTGTAACCGTTTCACAGTCACTATCAACTGCCGTAATTACAAACGATGGTAGTACACTAACAGTTGGTGATGAGGCAACTATATCAGGTGGTGCAGGTTCTGGTGCCAGAGTTCAGATACAAGACATATCAGGTGCAGGTGTAACCGAAGTTATTGTAAACGCCGTTGGACAAAATTTTGAAGAAGGTGATACTCTAACATTTAGTTCAGGAACTGCCGAGGCAAAAGTTTCAATCGTTAATGGTGGATTTGCGCCAGAATCAGGAAGTGTAGATTCTCATATTGAATTAGAAACAGGAACAATCACAGGTGGTGGATCAGGTGACATAGAGATGGAGGACGCTCATGATGGTGGTTTGGGTTCTAAAATAATATCTGAAGATTCTGCCATGGTTGACAATGAAGTCAAGATAGAATTAGAAAATGAGGTAGGTCATTTTGTTTCTGAGGAAGATGGCGGCACTCAAACTTCTGAAAGATTTTATATACTTAATCAAGAATCAAGTCCAGATGTTCCATACAACATGGAAGCAACAGATCATATTGTTCAAGAATTTGAAACGCAAGATGATGGTTTACATATCGGTGATAAATTAGTTCAACAAAATGCTTCAGGCACAGGTGACATCACAGATATAAGAATGATCGCAAGTGGGTCTGGATACACATCTTTACCTACAGCAACAATTGGTGGTGATAGACATATAGGATTAGAAAATGCTACATCTTCTATAACAAGTGATTTTAGTCGTGTTGAATTTGAGGATGGTGGAACACTATTAAATGAATCTTCTTTTTCTGTTTTAAATGTGACTGGTGCAACTGTAATACCTTTTGGAGAAGATATTGGTAGAGCAACATCATTAAATATTATTGAACATGGTATTGATTTTACATCAGCACCTACCTTAGCGTTTCCTCGTTATGCTGTTCTTAAAACAGTTTCAGGCACCATATCTGCTGATGAAACATTTACATCAAATATATCTGGTGCAACAGGAACAATTATCTCTTTTAATGCACCTCTTTTAAAATATACGGCAACCACAAGTGAGTTAGTTGAAACAGATACGATTACAACATCTGGTAGTCAAACTGCTGTTGTAGTAAAATCTGATCCACTAACTGGTACTGCAACGATAGGTGCTCAGGTCACAACATCTGGTGCCTACATAAATCAAGATGGACATCTTTCAGAAGGATCTAAAAAGATTCAAGATAGTTTATACTATCAAGATTATTCTTATGTTGTTAAAGTTTCAGAATCAATTAATAAATGGCGTGACGCTATTAAGAGATCAGTTCATCCATCTGGATTCTATGTCACTGGAGAGGTGAACATTCAAACTAGATTAGCAGGTGGTGTTAAACAACCAGTTGGCGCTACATTGGCTGCTGGATTATTCTCTGGTACTTCTGATAGTCCTATCTACATGAGATTAAATACATTGTTCAATACTATCTTTCATAGAAGAACAGGAGTTGGATTTAAGTTTATGAGTAATGCTGGACAATTAGATGGCAAGACTCTAGTATCATCAGCAGTTGCAAGAACAGGTGTACCAGTAGAAGTTCATAATGATTATAGAGATACAAGTACAAATACTGAAAAAGAATTGAATCTATATCCTGAAACTACAATAGAAACAGAAAAGAGAAGCAGAACAAATTTTTATACTAATACAGATTATACAGTTAGAGGACACAATGTCAAAAATGGCTTTGCATATGCAGGTCCTAGAATAAAAAGTTTAAACACATTTATGTTTTCTGCATTTTCAGCAAACAATGCGATAACACTAGAAGGTGGCACAGGTGCAGGAGAGATAATACTAGAAAATGAACACGGTGTTTTACAACACCCTCAATCAGACTCTTTTAGTGCTAGAGTTAATTCTTTTACTAATTTAAGATTTGGTAGTACAAATACAGGTCGTGATAAGATACTTCAAGAAGACGGTTCAAATCTAATAAATGAGACCGCAGGAACAGATACTAGCGATGGAGTTGATGAGTTTTTACAAGAGAGTAATGTAGATGGTACAACACTAAGGATATCAGATTTTACTGGTACTACAACAAATCCTAATCACAAGACTAATTTAGCATTTCCATCAGAAGTCACTAAATCTGCTTAGAAAAGTCTTATAAATAATAGAAAGAAACATAAAGATAATGGGAAAAAACAATGGCAGCAATAATTACAAACAAATTTAGAATAAACAATGCGGAACAGTTCGTTGAGTCTTTTTCAGAAACAGACGCAACAACGTATTATCTATTCGTAGGTAGATCACACTCTTGGGCTTCAGACGCTGATGTTCAAGGTAATACTATCAACGAGGGAACAGACGCTTCCCCACCTACACCAAATGATGATGTAGCTTCAGAATTTTATAACTATGATGATATGTTAGGGGCGAAAATTATTGCTTCAACAGATGTATCACATTGTATACCAAGAAGAAACTGGACGACAGGAACAACTTATGACAAATACGAACACAACATAAGTTCTTCAAATACAGCAAATAGTGGTGCAACAAATCTATTCGATTCAACTTTCGTAGTTATGAACAGCTCGTATGCTGTTTACAAAGTTATAGACAATGATGGTAATACTGCTTCGACAGTAGAACCTACATCTACATCAAACTCAATATTCACAACTTCTGATAACTACAAATGGAAG